CCAGCCATTTCCCCCAGGCTGCGCAATAGCGCCACTCTTCCGCGTATCGAGATGTGAACGCCAGCGTCAGCGCATCGTCGGTCGCCCACACCGTGGCATCCTGCGTTGTCATGGCCTTGGTCGACTTCACGCACATGCGCGGGCCAGACGCAATGAACGTGACAACGTCAAAGCCCTCGGTCAACGCATCGGCTGCATCCCAGCCATCGGCCTTGTCATCTGGCGGCAAGAGCACATCGCATGAGAGAGCGCCAGCGTCCAATACCGCCTGCGCCGCTGCCATCGCGTACTCCCAGCCCGGCTTATCCCGATCAGGCCAGACCAGGACGACCTTGCCCGCCAGAGGTGACCAGTCAGTCTTGTCCACCGGTGCGTTGGCTCCATGCATCGCCGTTGTGGCCGTGATGCCTACGGCAATCAATGCCTGCGCACACTTTTCGCCTTCGACCAAGATCACTCGCTCAGCAGCAAGCATCCCCGGCTGGTTGTAAAGCGGACGAGGATCAGGCGGAGCCATCTTGCGTCGCTTTGCATCCCAGGGACGGAACTCCTTCTTGCCTCCGGGTGGGTCATAGCGGTAGACGACAGCGATCAGGTGACCAGTGGGATCAAAGTAGTCCCACTTGGCCGTAGCTGGTCCCAGCTCATCGACCGGAGCTTCCTTCTTTGCCTTGCGGGTTGGGGTGGGTGCAGCTTGGCCGACCATTTCAGCGGCATAGCCCAGCACCCGTGGAAAGTCGGACTGAACGTCTGCGCCGAGGTAGGCGGCGATCAGATCGAAGATGTCGCCGCCATCACCAGTGGCTCGATCTGTCCAGAGCCCTGCCTTTTCCCCGTCAAGGACAACCTCGAGGCTGTCACCAGGACTGCCCAAGACGTCCCCGATCAGGAACTTGCCTCGTCGCTTCTTGCCAGCAGGGAACAATCCCGTCAGAACCGATTCCAGTCGATCAATCAGCGATGCACGCAACTGCTCTCTGGTGGCATCCGTGTCTTTGTGCGTAGGCGAGTCGTTGTCATTGAAATCAAGCATCCGACTTCTCTCCCCCCACCTGCATCCACTCCATCAGTTCACTCACCTTGAAGCGAACCATCTTTCCGACGCGGTAATGCGGCAGACCCAGACGCTCACGCTCTTTGGGGTGTGTGAAAAGGTACAAAGGCATCTTCAAGCAGTAGGCTGCCTCATGTGCATCGACCAGCTTTTCGCTGAGAATTTGATTAACGTCCGTCATTGATTTGTCTCCAGCACCGGTCCTGCCATGAGCACATCCGGCATTCAAAATGAGTGGGGTCTTGATAAGCACGAGCGAGCAATTCGCCCGCGTCGGTCGCAGAGATCACCTTGAGCGCACGGTCAGACATGCGCTGCGCCAATGCCGCATCAAAGGGCACCAGCTCGGTATAGATCTCCATGGTGTCGGCATTGACTGCAGTGAAAACCGCAGGGTTCTCATGCAGCTCCAGATAGGCCTGGTACAGCACCACCTGTGCGTGATAAATCGGCTTTGAGATTGCCAGCTTGTTTTTCTCGAGGTCACGCCAGGACTTGGAGCCAAGGCATTTGTTCTCCCACAAGGCGGGATACTTGAAGCCGTCAGGTCCACCAACGATCACACCGTCAATGTGGCCAGCCAAGCGACCATCGAGTGCCGCAAATCCGAATTGCTCGCCATTGGGTTTGGTCGTGCGCAGATCAAAGCCTGCTTGCTGCATCCACTGGATCATGCTTTCCTCGGAGAGATGGCCACGCTCAAAGATGCGAAGCAATCGACCAGGATGCTCACGACCAGGATCTACTGGAGCCTTCGCAAACTCGTACTGCAAGGCTCGCTCGCAAGAGACGCCTAAGCGCGATGCACCGAGATAACTTCTCGGACGTTGTTCGGCCTGGCGCTTTTGCAGCCCGGCATCGATGAGCGCACTGACCTGACCCGAGATGCTGGAAGAAGAATTGAAGTCCATCATTTCTTCTCTCCTTCCACCACCCAAGGCAAGTCATCCTCCATGTCGGCGAATGGGTGTGCCAGAGGATCAGGCGTTGGCTTCATCCCACGCACTGGCGGAAACTTCGTCTGTTCGTGATGTGCCAGCATGGCATCGGTCCAGCACGTCACGATGGCATCGATAACGCGCAGGGCTTGCTCTTCGGAATATTCCCCAAGTGGTTTGTCAAAGCCAATTTCGCCTGCGGACTCACCGAATGCCTTGAGGCACTTCTTCATGGAGGCCAGCTCGATATCAGAAGGATCGATCATGGGAACCTCCTTCATATCGACTCGCCCATCGAGTGCGCGCTGCCAGTTCCCGTACATCGCATGGAAGACGTCCTGACATTTTTTCGAGCAGAAAACCCAGTCGATTGGGTAGCGCCGGGGATGGCCCACACCATGACGGTTGTCGGTGTGGCCGAAACCCCGGGCCTGTCTGTTGCAGACCCAGCATTTCATTAACCCTCCTTACTGAGCCCAGCTCGGTTTGCCCGAGACAGGTGTGCGCCCGGCCTGTGCAGGAGCACTGCTGGCAGGAGGCGCTTGATAGGTCGCAGCAGGACGTTGAGCGGCAGGCGCTGACGCACGCGGATAGTCGGCCTGGTCAGGCTCCACGGCAATCTTCACCACGTTGCGAAGCTCACCGCGTCCGTCCTTTTCAACATCAATGCGTGCCACAAACTCAATGCCGTCGAGCTCGTTGAAGCCTTGGATGCGACGTGCGGTGGCTGCTTGAGGAGAGTTGTCCTGCGGCTGGATATTGCGAGCAGAGTTCAGGACAGCACGAATAAATGTGCGCCCCATGTTTCCCCAGGCAGGTCCCTTAGAGCTGTGCAAGCCGACGTTCGACCACATCTTGCGACGAGCGTATGCACCGTCCAGAATCACGAACTCGCAGGCAAGGAAGATGCTCCCCGTCTCAAAGCTCTGGGTTGCATAACCACCGGTCCAACCTTGACTTGCATCGTCATGACCACCCGGCTTGATCGTCATGCGCACCGGAGCTACCGTGCCCTTGGGGATCAGGTCAAATGATTGTTGTTGTTCGGCATCGTTGAAATCGTTCCAAGCGGACATGGTTTACTCCTTGTAGTTTTGAGGTTGGGTTGCTGCTGCGCACTTCTCGATGAGTGCGAGCAGATTTGGGGGTTCGAGCATTTCGAGCTGGCCCGAACGGTCTTTGGCTGGAAAGCCATAGGGATTGAGCGTGTGCGTCACGAAGGCGCGATAGGGAGCTCCGTCTTCGGCCTTGATCTCGGCGCGAGCGTGTTGCAGATGCATCAGCGCACCGAGCATCTCGCTACCCAAAAGGCCATAGGCACCACGGGTGTCGGGCTTGCCTGTGCGATCAGACATCGCCTGCGGCTGAGTCTTGGCCCAGATCAGTGCCAGGCGCGCCAGCACAGTAATGCTGTCGACGAAATAGCAGTCGTACTTGGTCAACTGGCTCGGATCACCGTATTGCTCACACACATGCGCGTAGTGCGCCTGCGAGTAGGGAGCTTCCGGAGGCAATGCAGGGTTCGGCCCTGCCAAGAACACGACAAGGTCTCGGAACTCCGGCCAGGTGGTCGGGCGAACGCAGTCCCCTCGCCAGTCTTTGACGGCAAGGTCACCAGCCTCAAGATCGACGAACAGCGTCTTGTCTTCTGGCAGGGTTTTGAGCTGCGTGGTTTTTCCAATGCCGCTCTTGCCAAGAAGAACCAGCTTGACGCCCTTTTTCTCGCGCAGGCGTTGATCAGCGGTAATGATCGGAAGTGCCATCACGCCACCTCCCGCAACTCTTGGGCAACGGTCGGATTCCAGAGAATCTGGTACCCGCTGTGTCCATTGCGCGAATACGGCATGGCCTCCGCCCAGGCTTCACCGATCTCGGTCAACTCCCACTCATCGCGCTCATTGCGCACTTGCAGTCCCAAGTTGGCCAGGCGCAGGTTGGTGGTCTTTGCTGACAGGCCAACCAGCTTGCCAAGTTGAGTGGCATTCAAGGAGCAGATCGGCTCGTTGGCTGCAGGCAGCGCACGGCGCAATGTCTCAATGGCCAGTCCGGTGTTTTCATGGA